CAGCAGCCGGTATTTCAGCGCCCACCCATCGGCGGCGGGGTACGCGGGCAGGTCCATGGCCCAGGTGAGGGTGTCGCCCGCGCGGACGACCGTCGGCTCAGTAGCGGGAATGTCGGTGGTCATGGGGTCAATGGTCACCGCGGGAGGGCGCGGCGACTAGGCAGAAAATTTCGCGGCGCTTATAGCCGGCGTAACTGTTGGACGCGGCGCTGGCTGATGCCCAGGCGTTTGGCGATGTCGGCGGTGCTCTGCTCCGTTTCCGCCATCGCGATTTCTCGGAGCAGCCGCCTCTTTTTGTGCGCGGCGATGTAGACGCGCGTGGCGCCGAATTCCGTGCGCACGGCGGTTTCAAAGCGCCGCCAGACATCGTCGGGAACGTCCGGCATCTGGAGCCGGGCCGCGGCGATGATTTCCAGCAGGCTATCGCCGGACACGCGATTTTTCCCGGCGGGCGGCCATCATCGCGGCAAAAACCTCTGCCGGATTCGCGGGCGGCGGGCCTACGCCGCTTTCGGCCGAGAGGAATTTACTCGTCGGCGATGGCGCGGGGATGGATCTTCCGTCGGGGAGCGGCCCGGCCAGTCGGCATGCGGCGAGCGCCAGGAGGAGGCAGTCAAGCGCCTCATTGCGCGGGCGCATTTGTTTCCATTCGGCGAAAATACGTCCACCTCGGGCGCGTTTGACGAGGATTTCGGCGGCCAACTGCGCAAAATACTCGTCGTCGAAGGCCGGGTCGGCCGGGAAATGGAGGTACCCCGGCCCGTGCTCGGGGAGGCGCAGTCGGGCGTAGATCAGCGATTTTCCCTGGTCGACGCCGATTGGCTCGACGGGCTGCCCATTTTTCCGCCGCACGCGCAGCCGCTGGCGCCGGCGGCGCTCGTCCTCGATCAGGGGGCGCCCGTTTCCGGGGATGCCTTTGGTCGGCAGCGCCCACCGTTTCCCGGCGACGTAGGCCATGACCATGGAGGTATTGTATCCGGCATCGATACAGGCCATGGCGACGCCATCCTCGCGGAGGGATTCGTCGAGGGTCTCCCAGGGATCGGGGGTGGTGGTGTCCCCGGGGATGATCCGGTGGTCGATCAGCCACCCCTCCTCGCCGGTGCCCCAGGCGACAATAGACGCTTCGAGGCGATCTTTTTGGACGTCGACACCGGCGGTGAGTCGCCGCACTTTTCCGGCCGCCCGCAGGGCGGGGAGGGTGTAATTTTCGACGCGGGCCAGGACGCTAGCCGGGTCCGCGCCGTCGCCGTCTTCGCGCCAGACCTCGCCGAGCGTGGTGTTGCAGAACACTTTCAGGGCGGCGGGGTCGCCCTGCGCATCAACCCACTTTTGGGCGATCTGCCGCCACGTCAGGCCGAGACCTGGGGGGGCGTACAGGGCGTTGATATGGTAGCCGTGGCGGCTCTTGACCTGCGGGCGCTCGGCGATCCACCGCCCACGGGAGAGCATGCCGACTTTTTCGCCCTCGTGAATCTCCGCGCCGCACGTGGGGCAGACGTACCACGCGTCGATGACCAGTTTCTGCTCCGCCTGTCCCGACGGCGTGTCTATGGCGGTGGCCCGGTATTTGAGATTCTCCCAGGACAGGGGGCGATAGTCGGTGCAGTGCGGGCAGGGCAGGTGATAACGGCGGCGATCGCTGCGTTGATAGGCCTGGTCGATGCGCGACTCGCCGTCGGTGGTTGGCGTCGAGATGAGGAGCGTCTTGGCGCGCGAAAACGTGCGCTGCCGGTTTTCGATGAGCGACATGGGGTCGCCTTCCCCGCCGACGTCCCATTTATACGCGTCGACCTCGTCGCAGATCACGTCGGGGATGTGGTCGGAGCGCAGGGAGTCGGCGGAGTTAGCGCCGGATTTGATGATGCGCGCGTTGGCGCCGTACTCGAGGACGTCGGCGCGGTTGGCGCTGCTGCGCGAAGCGCGGCTGACGAGTTCACGAAGAACGGCCGTTTCGGAGATCATTTTGGCCAGTCGCGGGTTGAGCGATCGGTCGCGCAGTTCCAGGGTCGGGACGACGATCATCATGTCGCGGTTGCCGAGGTGCGCCATGACGTAGCCGACCCAGTTGAGCATTGCCTCGGTCCCGCCGACGCCGGCGGACTTGCAAAAAACGACCTCGCGCACCGGTGAATGTTCGGAAAGGTCGTCCATGATCGCCCGGAGGTAGGGCGTGCGCTCGGTGCTCCATTTTCCGGGGGCGTTGGTGCCGCTGATGATCCAGCGATGTTGGTCGGCCCACTGAGAGACCGTTTTCAGGTCGCGCGGGCGGGCGCCGCGGCGGAAATGGGCGCCGAACTCCGGCAGGGCGGTACTGGCGGTCTCGGCGCAGCGGCCGATGTCGGAGAGGAACGCGTGGACCGCGTCGCTGAGCAGGTAGTGCACCCGCGTCTCATCGCTCTGCCCGTCGATCGCCCGCGCGAGGCGCTGCGGCAGCGTGCGCAGTTGGGGGAGGAGCGTGTCTCGCACGTCCGTCGCGGCACGCAATAGGCTGTCCTGCGGACGGGTCTTGGCGATGGCCTCCTCGAATTCCGCGCGCGCGGCGACGGCCTTGAGCCGGGCGCGCTCGGTTTGCAATTCGGTGAGGGTGGCGGCGCTCACGTCAGCGGGGGGTGGAGACGGCCTGTGCGAGCGCGGCCTCAAAATGGCGGGGGAAATCGGTCGCGACGACCCGATCGGCCAGGCGAGGCAGGTCGATTCTGCGCCGATAAACGGGGGTCGGGATGGGCAAAAGCAGCAGCTTCAGGAAGCCCTTGGCGTCGGTCGCCCACAGTCCTCGGCGGAGCTTGCGCGTGCCGTCCGACCAGAAAATCCGCCCAGCGGCTTTGGCGTGGCGCTGGCTGCGCGCGCCGGAGTTGGTATTCTGGTAGGCGTCTCGATAAATTCTCAGGGCGGCGTAAATCTGCTGCGTCTGGCCGCGCGAGAGGTTTCCGTAGGCGTCTATCTTGGCGTCCGGTCCGGGCACGAGGTACTCGCTCGGGGAAATAAGGCCCGCGGCGCTGAAGGCGTTTTCCATCCGTTTCCGCAGCCGCGTTCCGCCGCGAAATTGGTGCCCGATGATTTGCGCCATGGAGAGGCTGTTTTTGCCCCCTATTTCTCGGTCCTTGAGGTAGACCATCGCCTCCTGCCGGGTTTTGCTGGCCGGCAGGATGAAGAGGCTTTTCAGGGTCATCGGGGTTGGCCGGTCGAATTGCCGCGCCATTTCGGCAATGCCGCTCTCGCGCACGCCGCGGGCGGTGCGGTTGAGCGCCACTGCCGTGGCGAACGGGATCTGCCGCGCGGTCTCGCCGAGGCTGGCGGTGAGCGCGGCGGCCCCTTCGAGGCGGGCGGTGATCGTTATCATCGCGTCAACGCCACGGGCGGGAAAACGTGGCCATTTTTGGCGGTCGGGTCGTACAGCGCGCAGCGGTGGAATGGCGTGACGCATAGCAGGCACCACCGTGGCGTCGTGTCGCCGCGGCGCGGGCGGCCCTCGCTGAGGTGGCGGCATCCGGCGCATGAGTGCGCAGGTTCGGCGTTGTAAATGGGGGTCATGGTTTTGGCTTTTTCGGGGGCAGGTAAAGTTGGTCCGCGGTGAATCGCGCGCCAGGCTCGGGCGGCATATGGCCCACGCTGTGGCCGTTTTCGCGGGCGTAGAAATCTGTTCCGCCGGCGAGGCCATTCCGGATGGCGCGATCGACGGGGGCGTGGCCGAACGCTTCGCGCAGGGCGTCGACAAAGGCGGTGACGCGCGGCATGGCGACGCGGAGGGGCTTTTGTTGCGCGGTCACGCGGGCCTCCGGCGCAGGCGGCGCAGTGCGCGAATCATTTCGCGGCGCAGCGCTCTCCCGATTTGCTGGATTTCGCGCTGCAGCAGGCCTTGCCTGTCGGCGGCGGCGCTCAGCAGGGCCAGCCGCGGCGCGGTCACGTCGACGAGGCGCTCGAGGGAGGCGCGGAGCGTGGCGCCCAGTGCGCGCGCCTCGGAAAAAACGTCCTCCGCCGGGTACCGCTGGTGCTGGCGCATCTGTAGCGCCAGGCGGGCGATGGCATTTTGGGCCGCGAGGAGCTCGCGGGCGTAGTTGGCCAAGCTTTGTTCGGCGGGGGGCTCGCCCTCTTCATCGCGCCATGCGTCGTCGTCGAGGGGGTCGCCAAGGTTGTCGGCGAGGAATGGCTCATCGGCGACGTCGCGCGGGGCGACGTTCGGCACGGGGGATTTTGCCTCAACGGGTTGGTCCGGTCGGCGTTTCGCGGCGTGCCGCTTCTGGACGTCGGGTCGCAGGCCGGGTTTTGTCTCGTGCCAGCGGGTCAGGCTAGCCTCAATGTCGAGGAGCCCGTCGACGAGGAAAAGGCGTCCGCGGGCAATGGCGCGACTAATGGTGCTCTTGTTCACGCCGAGGCGGCGGGCGAAGGCCGCCGGCGTTTCGAAGTTTTGGGCTCCTCTCATCTCGCTTCTTTTTTTAAGAAAAATTTAGATGAGATAGCCGCGCGCGCGCGACCGCACGCAACGCACGCATCCAGAACGCGTGGGGGTACGCCCGCAAACCCGCGTAAACGCTGGAAACGCACGCAGCGCACGCAACGCACGCGGCGCACGTAGCGCGCGCGGGCGCGCGTGTGTGTGTTCGTCGTGGACGTGTCGCGCGCATCTCGCGCGTAGGGCGCGCGCAAAATGCGTGCGTTGCGTACTTGTGATTATTTATCAATGCGTTAAGTGCGTTCGCCATGCGTGCGTGGCGCGTGCGTTGCGTGCGTTTTTCCATCAATTCTCGTCCCCGAGGGAGGCTTGAAAGGCGAAATAGCAATCGGTGGCCCACATGCCCTCCGTTTTGTCGGGGGCTTTGCGGTATTTGTCGGGGTCCGGATTGGCGGCGCAGTGCAGAACGGAATCGTCCGGGACGACCATTCTCGTTCGCTTGGGGGGGCCGGAGTAATAGGTGGAGTCGAACACGTCTTTGTGCTCGGGGCGCCATCCGGGTTGTTTGTGCAAATAGCCGGACAGGTGGTTCTGGCTGCGCGCCTTTTCTCCGCAGGCCGCGCACCATTTTGTGTAGGCCCGGTAGATTTGCCGGGAGGAGCAGGCGCACACGGGGTGCGGCGTGTCTCCGGCGAGCCAGTCTCGGTAAAAGCGCTCGATCGACCCCATGGACAGTTCCTGAACCGCCAGTTTCGCGTCGGTCATCGGTGGCTTGCTGTGCTCGTCAAAGTCCCCGAGGTCGAGGTTGAGGAGGTGGTGATGCAGCGCCTCGCGGCCGCCGCCGGCGAGGCACGCGGCGACATCGCGGTAAAAATTCGGAGACAGGGCCGGGGGGGTCCAGATAATGAAGTGCCGCCGGTCAAACAGTTCCACGGCGGTCGGGTGCAGTTCGTTCGACAGCCATATGCCGTTGCAGTGGTTTGTCTCCTGCCAGGCGCTGATGTTTTTGGGGTTTATGCGGATGGTGTCGCCCGTGATGAGCGCCTTGATGCGGTTTTTGAGAAAAAACAGTTCGTTCCTGGCGACGACCTCGTCGAATATCAGCAAGAGCTTTCGTGAGGCCCAATCGTTAAATTGGCTCTCAACCGCTGTCTGATCGACGGTCCCGCCGTATTCGCCGTAGAGCGCCGCGACCGCGTCGAAGAACAGATTTTTGCCCGCCCCCTGCAGCCCGTGAAACACGAGCGTCGTTTTCATTTTTGCGCCGGGATGTTGCAGCGGGTAGGCGATCCAGCGCAGAACCCAGTCGTAGGCCTCGCGGGCGTTGCTCTCCAAGGAGCACATCCATTGCAAGAGGTCGAGAAGAATCTGGCAGTCGCCGGCCCGTGGCGTCGTCGGCCATCCGCCCCACAGATTGCAGCGCACGCGGTGGTCTTTCCCTGTGGGGTCGAAACCCACTTCGGAGAAGCGCGCTACTTTTCTGTCGGGGCG